GCCGCATGGGACGTCGAAGACGCGCTGTGGGTCGCGGTCGCCGGATCAGGCGAAACGTCCACGACGGGGAGTTACACTGGGGTTGCGTCCGCCCCAACCAGCTACGGCAACTACGCAGACTCGGGGATCAGCGGAGACGTAGTCGGCGGCGTAGAGGGCGCCGTCGCGTTCAGGCAGCTCGCGGCGGCCTCCGAAGACGTCGCCACGTTCAGCGTGGACACGTCCAACGCCCGCAACGGCGCGTTCGTGATCGCTGTTCGGCCCGCACAACCGTTCACGTACACGAAGACCGGGCTGTTCACGTCACCTGTTGTCCTGTCCGGCCAGGACGCGTTCACCGCCACCAAGACCGGCCAGGCCACGGTCAACCAGTCGAGCCTGTCGGGGCCAGGCGGCCTGGAACTGACGTTCGCGGTCACTGCCAGCGGCGACGACGGCCTCAGCAACTACCGCGACGGCTCCTACCCGCCCAGCACCCACCTGCTCACGACCGACACCAACACGGTTGACTCCGCACAAAAGACTTTGCTCGCCGGCAATTACACGGTCGGAGTAGGGCTGATCCGGTTCGACACGTCCGCACTCCCCACTAGCGCGTCGATCATCTCCGCCAAACTCCGACTCTACATTGCCACCAAGTCGAACAGCAACAGCAGGAACCTGACGGCGGAATGGTACGACTGGGGGCCGGCCGTCGACTCGGGCGACTGGACATCAACAGTCGGCAACGACGCGCTCGACGTCAGTATCAACGCGTTCTCTGCGAGCGCGTACGCCACGTTTACGCTGACGGCGGCGGACGCGAACATCAACCGTGACGGGTACACGTACCTGCGGTTCCACGTCTCCGGCGGCGCACCAGACTCAACCAACAGTGTCAACTGGGCGTCCTACGACCACGCCACGTTTGACGAGCCGCGCCTCACCGTTCTCTACACGGCCGGTGTCGGCCCGAGCACGTACGAGAAAACCGGCGGCCCGGTATCCGCTGCCGCGGCATCCGCCGCCGACGCGTTCGCCGCCGTCGAAACCGGCAAAGCGATCGTCAACGACAGCATCCTGTCCGGCCCCAGCAGCCTCGTCACCCCCGCCCAAACCTACGAGAAAACCGGGCTGTTCAAGGTCGACAACGCGTTCCTGTGGGAAGGCCCATACCCGGCCCTCCGCTCCGACAACACCGGCACCCAGAACACCAACTCGACCACCTGGACTGTCACATACCCGTCGCCGATCGGCGACGGAGACCTGATCGTCCTCAACGTCTCCAACGACGGTGACGCCACCGTCGAAGCAACCAGCGAAACCTTCGCCGAGCTCCACACGGTCGCGTCCGGCACCAGCGTCCGGCTGACAACCCTATCCAAGGTCGCGAACGGCAGCGAAACCGGGACGTTCACCCTGAACGTGTCGTCGAGCGAGCAGGGGGCATGGCGAATCGCCGCCTACCGCAACTGGTTCGGCACCGTCGCATCCGGTTTCGAGGCGTCCACCGGCGCCACCGGCTCCGGCACCGGCCCCGACCCTGACAGTCTCACCCCGTCGTGGGGCGCCACCGCGAACCTGTGGCGTGCCCTGTCCGCCGCCGACGGCGGCAACACCGACTTCACCGGGTTCCCCACCAACTACACGCTGTCGCAGTCGTCCGACCGTTCCGTCGGCGGCCAGGGCGCCGCGTTGGGTGGCGCGACCCGCGAGCTCGAGGCGTCCTCGGATGACGCGTCCGCGTTCACGATCGACGCGTCTGTTGACTGGTCCGCGTACACCGTCGCGATCCGGCCGCTGGTCCGTGTCCCCACGATCAAGAAGAACGGCCGGTTCATCAGCCCGGTCGTCGTCTCCGCAGCCGACGAACACACCGCCACTGAAACCGGCGGCGCCGTATCCCCGATCGTTGTTTCCGCAGCCGACGAAACAACCAGCAGCGAAACCGGCAGCGTTGTTGTCAACGACACCGTCCTGTCCGGCGTCTCCGAACATGTTGTCGGCTCCGTCACCAGCGAAAAGGCCGGCCTGGTCACCGTCAACGACACCGTCGTTGCAGCGGCCCGCGCCCTCGAGTTCACCAAGACCGGCCTGCCCCGGGTCGACGAGTCGAACCTGACCGGTGCCGACGCCGCCACCAGCAGCGAAACCGGCAACGTTGTCAGCGACACGGTGCTGTCGGGTGCCGACGCCGCCACGTACACGGAGACAGCGCAGGTCGCCTCCGACAACCTGCTACTCGCGGGTGCGGACGCCGCGGTGTTCACCGAATCCGGCTCCCCGGTCGTCAATGACACGGTGCTGGGCGGCGCGGACGCGTTCACCGCAGTCGAAACCGGCACCCACGTTGTCAACGACACGGTGCTGTCCGGGGTCGCCACGAAGGCCGCGGAAAAGACCGGGCGGATCGCCTCCGACGACCTGAGGCTCGCAGGCGCCGACGCCGCCGTCTTCACCGAGACAACCCTCGTCACGGTTGACCAGTCGAACGTCACCGGCGCCGACGCTTTCACCACAGCCGAAACCGGCGCCCTGGTCGTCAACGACACGGCCCTGTCCGGCGTTGCGTCCAAGGGCGCGGTAACACACACAAAGACCGGCCTGGTCGCGGTCAACGACACGAAGCTGTCCGCGGCGGACGCGGCCACCAGCAGCAGACAAGGCGCCCTGGTTGTCAACGACTCCCTGCTCGCGGGAGCCCGCGCCGAAGTCTTCACGAAAACCGGCCAGGCCAAGTCGGACGACCTCAAGATCAGCGGCGCCGCCGCGGCCACCTACGTCGAGACGGGCGCCGCCGTTGTCAACGACACGGCGTTGTCGGGTGCTGACGCCGTCACGTACACGGAAACCGGCCGGCTGGTTGTCAACGACGCCGCCTTGTCGGGGCAGGGTGTCCTCGCCGCCCAAGCCTACGAGAAAACCGGCCAGGTCACCGTCAACGACTCCCGTGTCACCGGAGCCGACGGTGTCACCAGCAGCGAGACGGGTGCCATCGCTGTGTCCGGCTCGGCCGTCACCGGCCCGGACACCACGACCAGCAGCGAAACCGGGTCACCGGTCGTCAACGACTCTAGGTTGTCGGGTGCGTCCGAGACAGCGACGGTCGGCACCACGACCGAGAAGACCGGCGGGATCGTGGCCCCGGTCGCCGCCGCCGCGACACGCAGCGTCGAACACCCCCGCGCCGCCAGTGTCACCGTTGACCAGTCGAACGTCACCGGCACCCGGCTACTGGTATTCACGAAAACCGGCCGTGCGATCCTTGAACTGTCTCCGTCGGGGCTACGGGCCGTTGAGTTTTCAAAGGCGGCCCTTGCCGCCGCCACGCTCGAGGTGTTCGGGGCCAGCCAGTATCTCCCGGCGTTCCTCAACACAAGCATGTGGGATCCGCCGCAACCGACCGGGCCTGACCCGTCGAACCCGTCGGCGCCCGGCTGGGATCCACCCAGACCGTACGGGCCTGACGCGACATCCCCGGCCGCGTCCATCTTCGACCCACCGGAGCCCGCCCTGACATGAGCATTCAACTGTTCAAAGGCAACCGTTCCCCGTCGATCAGTGACACGGTGACCGTCAACGGTGCCGCGTTCGACCTTACCTCCGCCACCGTCAAGTTCCAGATGAGGGCGGAAGGCGGATCAGCCGTCGCCATCGACGAGGCAGCCGTGGTCGTGGTCGCGGCCTCCGGCACGGTCAGGTACGACCCTTCCGCCGCGTTCGCGGCCCTCGCCGCCGGCGACTATGTCGCCTGGTGGCAGGTAACGCTTCCGTCCGCGTACAAACAGGACACCGCCGAGTTCCAAGTCGAGATCCTCGAACACACCCCGGTCGTCACCAGCCAGCTGTGTGCCCTCACGGACGTACGGGAAGCATTGGAGCTCCCCGCGTCGGACAGGGGCCGCGACCGGCTGATCGAAACGTATATAGCGGCGGCGTCCGGCCAGATCATCCGGGAATACGAACGAGAGTTCGCGCCGGTGACAGCGTCGCAACTCAGGGTATTCGACTACATACCCAACCGTGGCGGCCTGCTGCCGCTCACCCCGTACGACCTCCGTTCAACCAGTCTTGTCCGGTTGAACCCGGAGGAAGCATCCCCTACCACGCTGACCGCGAACACCAGTTACCGGTTGTACCCGACCAACCCCAACGACAGTGTGTACACACACCTGGTGTTGAACGGGTCCCTGACGTTCACTAGCACCATGTTCCGGGAGTTCGGGGTAGCCAGGGTTGAGGTCACCGGGGCGTGGGGGTACGCATCCGTCCCGGCACCCGTCCAACAAGCCTGTGTCGTCACCGTCGCGTCATGGCTGCGACGCGACTTCACCGGGTACGCGAACCTGAACTTGGACGACCCGACACAACTCGCCGCCGAGCTTGGCGTCAACTATTCGCTTCCCCCGGCGGCACGCAGGCTGCTCGCCCCCTACAAACGCCACTCAGGCGTCTACTAGCCCGTGGCGACGTCGAGCATCCCCGCCGTCAAACAGGCACTCGTCGACCTGCTCGCCGCACGGGCCAACCTCCGCAACGTCCAGGTCACCTATGGTGCCCCGTTACCCGCCCCGGCCAAGGAATATATCTGGGTCGGTGACGTCACAGGGGAACAAACCGCCGGGGCGTTGGGCGGCCAAGTCCGGGATGAGGAATACACCGTCCAGGTCAACATGTCGGTGGTACGGGAAGGCAACAACCAACGGGCCGCCGACACCCGCTGCTTCCAGTTGCTCGCCGAGCTCGAAGACCTGTTGCGATCTAACCCGTCGCTGGGTGTGGCCGCCGTGTTGAAGGGCGGCGAGGCGGAGCTCGGCGAGTTCAACCTTGAGGAGTTCGTGTCGGACACGGCCCGTGAGTCACGACTCACCGCACAAGTCGCCGTGAACGCACGCATCTAGCGCGGCCGGTTGGATCGGCCCCACCTCGGCCGAGCAGCTAACCAGGCCGGTGCCGGTAGCGATTATCAGCAGGGAAATCACTAGGCACGTGTAGACAACGGCCCGCACGGTCCGAGTGTACCGCACGCATCTAACGGCTCTACCGCGGCAGCGAGTAAGCCCCTACAAGCCCCCGGGAGGGGACTATGCCAAACCGCAACTTCCAGTTGGGGTTCGCCGCCGAAACCACGTACGGAACCAGGGTGGCCCCCACCAACTTCATTGAGCCGAACAGTTACGGGCTCGGTGTCCAGATCGAACGGATCGAAGCACGCGGTCTACGGGCCGGAGTCTCCGTCACCTCCTCCCAACGGTGGGGTTCGGGGAAACAGGAGATCGGCGGCCCGTTCGAGTTCTACGCCCCCTACTCGAAAGCCGGGCTGATCTACAAGGCCGGTTTGGGCGCGTCAGCGATCTCGACGCCGTCCGGGGCCACGTTGACGCGGAAGCACACGTACACGATCGGGTCGTCGCCGATCAGCCTCACAGTCCAGGAAGGCGTCCCCGACGCCGACAACACGTCGAGGCCGTGGGACTTCCTCGGCTGCCTCGTCAACCAGATCACGTTCGCCGGGTCAGTCGACGACGCCCTACTCGTCACCGCTGACGTGATCGCGAAGTCGTATGACACGGCGCAGTCGCTCGCGTCGGCGTCGTACGCGGCAACCGACGGGATCTTCACGTTCACCGGCGCGACACTGTCCGTTGGCGGGTCGTCCTACCAAGGCAAGGACTTCTCCGTCACGGTCAACCAGAACTATGAACGCCGGTTCTACCTGGGTTCCGCCACGACGGCGCAGCCGGTAGCCAACAACCTCGTCGAGATCACCGGCACGATTGGCGGCGACTACTTGGACAACACGGCGGTCACCCGGTTCCTGTCCGGCACCACCGCCGCGGTTGTCGCATCCTGGGTTGGCGCCACGATCGAGGGCGCGTTCAAGTACCAGTACGACATCACGATGCCGGTTGTCCGGTTCGACGGTGACACCCCGACGGTCGGCGGCCCCGAAATGGTTGGGCAGCCGTTGACGTTCAAGGCACTGTACGACGGGGCGCAGGAACCAAT